GGATGCTAACACTCTGCTGTTCCGTCAGAAGGGCGATCGTAAGAACAAACGTAAAGATAATGTCGAAATTTTAAGACGGTTGCTTCCAAAAAAATCTTAAAACCCCTCTTTACAAAGTCCTCAAAATACTATATAATTCTACATTGAAATTTGAGGAATACAGATGAAGATTATAGACTTCAATGACTACAAAATAGTCATTCTTGAAACAAATAATGAAGACCCAGATATCATACTTCAGTCATACGACGAAAGTAATTTGATTTATGTGCCCTTGCAAGGATACCACGGGTCTGATCTATCCTCAGATCGATTCTTAGTTCGAAACTCCAAAGACTCCTTTGAGAACCATCTCATGTGGGAAGGACTCTTTGACGCCAATGATCAAGAAAAATACATAGCAGAGTGCTGTAAAAAATTCTGGGAAACTGGAAAACAAATGCTGATTGAAAGTTACGAGTATCAGAGAGACGAGCCTTTCTACGACTACTCGAAATAATACGGATACTTTATGAAAATTGATATACAATATTCGCGGGACGATCTGCTGACTGACTATGCCGTGGGTATGCTGAAAGACTTCTATATGATGGAAGAGGAAACTTCTCCACAGGAAGCATATGCCAGAGCATCTAAAGCATGGGCACACTACGAAGGTGTTTTGGATGAAGAACTTGCGCAACGTCTCTACGATTACGTTAGTAAAAAATGGTTTATGTATGCGTCACCAGTGTTGTCAAATGCACCGAGTGACGGTGAGACTAAAGGCAAGGGTCTACCGATCTCGTGCTTCCTCACCTACGTCCCAGACACACTCGAAGGACTCATTGAACATTCATCCGAACTGAGATGGTTGTCTGTCATGGGTGGTGGAGTTGGTGGTCACTGGAGTGATGTCCGTACGGTCTCTGACATTGCGCCTGGTCCGATTCCTTTTATGCACACGGTCGATGCAGATATGATTGCATACCGACAAGGTCGAACTCGTAAGGGGTCTTATGCGGCATATCTGGACGTGTCACACCCAGACATCATCGAGTTCCTAAATATCCGTATTCCTACGGGTGACGTACAACGCAAAGCATTAAACATACACAACGCAATTAATCTAACAGACGAATTCATGGCGGCAGTTCTGAATAATACAGATTTTGATTTGCGTGACCCGAAGGACGGTGCAGTTAAGGACACAATCAATGCCCGTAAACTATGGGAACGCATCCTTGAGATTCGTTTCCGCACAGGTGAACCCTACCTGAACTTCATCGACACTGCCAATCGATCCCTTCCTATGCCACTAAAAGAGAAGGGTCTACGCATTCACGGATCAAATCTATGTAACGAAATTCATTTACCTACTTCTGCAGAAAGGACTGCAGTGTGTTGCTTGTCTTCACTAAACTTAGAATATTATGATGAATGGAAAGACACTAATATCGTGCGTGATCTTATTCGTATGTTGGATAACGTTCTCCAATACTTCATCGATCATGCGCCCGATAGTATTTCAAGGGCACGTTATTCGGCAGAGAGAGAACGAAGCATTGGACTGGGAGCAATGGGATTCCACTCACTTCTACAAAAACACGGTGTTGCTTGGGAGTCAGATAAAGCAAGAGAGATCAACCGAGTCGTTTTTGAGCATATTAGTGAACAGGCAAAAGAGGAATCGAGAATACTGGCAACAGAACGGGGTGAGTATCCCGATGGAAAAGGCTGGGGCACTCGAAACGCACACCTACTTGCTATCGCACCGAATGCCTCATCCGGAGTGATTCTTTCGACCTCACCGTCAGTAGAACCACTTAAAGCATGCGCATACACGCACAGAACACGTGCTGGTTCGTTTTTAGTTAAGAACCCATATCTCACTAAGTTGTTAGATGAAAAGGGCCATAACAACGAATCTATATGGTCTAGCATTATCACACGAAAAGGATCGGTACAACATCTACCATTCCTTAATGAGGGTGAAAAAGCAATATTCAAAACTGCCCAAGAGTTGGATCAGAACTGGGTGGTGACTCATGCCGCAGACCGACAGAAGTATATCTGTCAGGGTCAGTCGGTGAATTTATTTTTCCCTGCAGGGACACCAAAACGATATGTGAATAAGGTACACTTTAACGCATGGAGACTGGGACTAAAGGGATTGTATTATCTACGAACTGAGGCAAAGTCAAGAGCAGAAACTGTTTCAGATAAAGTAGAAAGGGTTGCGTTGCAAGACGACAGCCGAACCATACTCTACGGCAAGAAAGATTGTCCGTATTGTAAGATGTCCGCAGAGGAACTGTCTTTAAGGGGCATCGATTATGACTACGTCGACCTTGAGGAGATTGGAAAGTCGGCCGCAGAGGTCACAGGACGGAAAGTCAAGACAGTTCCTCAAATTTATCTGGAGGGCAAGTACATAGGTGGTTATGAAGATCTTATGATGCATCTAAAAGGTGAAGTGGAGTACGAACCAATTGAAGGTGACGACGAATGTCGGGCCTGTGAGGGTTAATAAACAATTCAAATAAAGGATTAGTATGTCATTACTAAAAACATCGGAAACATACAAACCGTTCAAGTATCCTTGGGCGGTTGAACTATCAAAGAAACACGAGGAAATACACTGGATTGAAGATGAAGCAGAACTGTCAGAAGATGTACAAGATTGGAAAACCAAACTGACAGGTTCGGAGAAAGAATTTATCACTCACGTACTGCGGTTGTTCACGCAGTCAGACGTACAGGTAGGGGAGAACTACCACGAACTGTTGATACCAAAGTTCAAGAATAACGAAGTCCGCAACATGCTATCATCGTTTGCGGCACGAGAGGCAGTACACCAACGTGCGTACGCACTTCTCAATGATACACTTGGTCTACCAGACGAAGACTTTCACAAGTTCCTAGATTACAAGGAGATGGCAGACAAGATCGATTTTATGAAAGAGGGTGATACGAACTCTCACACTGGACTGGCACTTGCATTGGCACAGTCAGTGTTTAATGAAGGTATGTCTGTCTTCGCATCGTTTGTCATGCTACTGAACTTCCAGAGGTTCGGCAAGATGAAAGGTATGGCAACTATCGTCGAGTGGTCCATCCGTGATGAGACTATTCACGTACAGGGTAACGCAAAGTTGTTCCGTGAGTTTTGTGAAGAGAAACCAAGGATCGTTAACGATGAACTTAAGTCAAAGATATATAAGATGGCAAAGAATGCGGTCAAACTAGAAGACAAGTTCATCGACCTTGCGTTCGATGGGAACGAAGTTCAGGGACTAACCAAACAGGAAGTCCGTGACTATATAAGACACATAGCAGATAGACGATTGCTTCAGTTGGGACTGAAGCCAAAATTTAATCAAAAGGACAATCCTCTACCGTGGTTGGATTGGGTGCTTAACGGAGCATCTCATGACAACTTCTTTGAGAAACGTGTAACCGAATACTCAGTCGTAGGTATGGAAGGTGACGATTTCGGATGGGAGGATATAGAACTAGAGGTAGCATGATGGATACTGAATACACAATTGAATGTCCGATCTGCGACATCACGAGTGTTGTTCGTGTCCCGTATGAGGATGAGGTGCCTAGGCACTGTCCTATGTGCGGTGCAGATGTCGAAGCAGAAGAGTCGGACGAAGAATGAATCTTAAACAAGTGATACAATCTGTACCAGACTGGCCAGAAGAAGGAATCAACTTCCAAGATGTGACCAGTCTCCTACAGAACCCACAGGCATTCAAGCAGAGTGTCCGTTCCCTTGTCGATCAAATCGAAGGTAAGGGATATACGGACATCGTTGCTCCCGATGCTCGTGGGTTCTTGTGGGGTGCACCTGTTGCTTTGTATTTGGGTATACCTCTACACATTGTCCGCAAACCCAACAAACTGCCCCCACCCGTGAGATCTCGCAAATACAAATGCGAGTATGCATCTCGCACACTTGAAATCAAAACGACTGCACCCCTGAATAAAAACAGTCAGGTATGCATCATTGATGACGTGAGTGCGACGGGTGGTACGGCACTTGCCATTGTAGAATTGCTACAGTCCTTTGACGTATCTAAGATCTCCTATGGTTGTGTGATCGACCTAGAATACTTGGGTGGCACGGAGAAACTCCGAGGTCGACAAATTAAAACCTATGAAGTAGTAACGTATGATAAGTAAGATGTCCGACATCATCCTCATTGCCTTGGAGTTAGAGGCACCAAAAATGTCCCAGTGGGACAACGTCTTTTTTACCGGAGTCGGTAAAGTCAATGCGGCACTCACTGCCGCAAAGCTGATCGAACGGCACAAACCGAATGTGGTTTGGAACTTCGGTACCGCAGGTGGTATCACCGTCGATGGTGGTATCCACAAAGTAACACAATTCGTACAACGAGATATGTCGTGTGCTGGACTGGGATACAGTCTGGGTCAGACTCCGTTCGAGGATGGAGTAGTCCTTGGAGAAGGAGATGGACTCACCTGCAGCACAGGTGACGATTTTGTTGCAGACCCTAACCTTGCGATTCCAGCAGATCTGGTTGAGATGGAGGCATATGCGATTGCCAAAGTCTGTCAGGATGCTGGTGTCGAGTTCCGATGCTACAAGTACGTCAGTGATCAAGCAGATGACGGTGCGGCAGAAGAATGGAGCAAAACCGTTGCTAACGGTGAGTCGCACTTTATAGAGGTTTACAGCAACTCTATATAGTTGCATGACTTGGTTATACGAAGATAAAGAATTCACCCCAGAAGAAGACTTCCTTGATCCTTATCAAGGTTTCGTATATCAGATTACAGAACTTGATACCGGAATGAAGTACATCGGTAAGAAGTTCTTTTGGAAACCTAAAACACTGCCAGTGACTAAGACTCGAAAGCGTCGTGTAAAGACACGAGTAGAGTCTGACTGGATGAAGTATTACGGTTCGAGTCAAGAACTCAAAGAACAGGTTGCCTCTCACGGACCTGAAAACTACAAACGTGAGATCCTCAAACTCTGCCGAACCAAGGGAGAGTGTTCCTACTACGAAGCAAAACTCCAGTTTGAGTACGACGTACTCCTGCGAGACGACTATTACAACGCATTCATCGGTTGTAAAATCCACGCAAAACATCTTCCAGAAATGTGACAAAATACCATAAAAAAGTGCACTTATTTCGAAAATAAGTGTTGACGCATGTTTCAAAATCAAGTACAATTACTATGTAATTTGATGATAAGGAATTGAGACATGGCACGATTAATTTACCAAACTGAATACGAACTTGCAGAGATGCAGGCTGAAGGTATTGACTTCAACCAAGCACTTCGTATCATCAAGAATTTCATGGGCACTGACGATACTCTTGATGCTCTCCAAGGGTTTGAG